GCCCTCCCATGCGTGGCTGCCGTCCCAACAAAAAGAGCCGTCCCATAGGTTTTTTGCGTTCCCTGTGGTTCGGCTCTGCATAGCATTAATTTTACCTGTATTTAATGCCCTGTGTTCAATGTTTTGTTTTAAGTCTATATCTACATAATAAATACTGCCTGCTTTATGGCTTGTTAAAAGTCTGTGCTTAGATGTTATTTTATACGTTATATCTGCGCTTTGTCCTGTCTTAAAGGTCTGTGCAGAATTAACTTTAGTTAAAATATCTATAACATGGGACTGCCTTTCTTTGTATTTTGCATTCGGTTTTAAGCCACTCCAGTCGATACTGCCGTCCCAGCACCAGACACCGTCCCAATAAGTTTTTTCTGCCGTGCCCAAATTCCAGAAATTATGGTTGGCGTTTACATATTGGGTAATGTTTGCTTTATGGCTTGTTAAAATTTTACTCAATATATAAAAAACAATTTTAAATCCTAAATGTGCCGGTTTATATAGTTCTATAGCCGCTCTTAAATCCCCTAAAGATATAAGCCCGTCTATATTAAAAAACACTTCAAACCAGTATTCCGAATTGTGTTCTATTATCTGCGCTGATTTATCCGAAATAAATTTATTTGCTAAATCGGTCATGAATTTAATTGTAGATGCATCATGCGCATTTAATAAAATTTTTATGCGTGTACGGCGCGTCTGATAATCGTCATTTGATTTCGGAATAATATTTAAAAATTCCTCGAAATAATCAAGTCCCCATGTTGCCGTATCTATAAATAACTGGTCCAATAAATCATTTAATATTAAGCGTATGTTTTCATGTTCTCGGCTTTCTGCTGTGTTTACAGTATAAAATTTGTAATCTTTTTGTAGTTTATACGGCAAATATCGCAATATATCTATTTTACTTTTCCGAAGCCAGATATCATCACTCAATCAAATTCACCTGCCCTACAGTCGGAAGCTGTTCATCGGTAAGCGCAATATTTTCTGTCTGATTATTCAGCGTCAAATCGCTATAATCTTGTACGCCTGTCGCTGTTTTTTCCAATATAACTTTGCCGACCTGTGCATAAGATACGTATTCACTTTTAAATGCAGTTGTTTTAAAAAAATCATTTACAGCATTTTTAATGCCATCGATATTGCCGCTACCTTTCGTTACTTTTAAACTTATATCTATATTCAGCGGTTTCGGGCTGACCACAGTTACGGTCGCACCTATCGGTCTTTGCTCATCAATGTAGTTTTGTACTTTTGCAATCAAATCTTCGCTTGCTATTTCATTTTCAGCATCCGTTATTATTACTTTTACGGTGCCGTTACCGTTCCAAAGCGGCAAGACTTTAACTCCGCCTACGCCGTCAACATTTGTTGCCCATATAATGTAATGGTTTTTATTTCCACTTGTTGCCGGTTGTCTAACTTTAAATAACAGACGTTCCAAAAGTTCGGCATCTGTTTCCTCATCGAAGCCATCATAAGCCGGTTTGTTATTCGTAACGGCGGATACTCCGTAAATACTCACGGGGATTTTCGTTATTGTTTCGGCATCTACATTGCACGAGGTGCCAATATCCTGAGACTGTGCCTTTACGTCAACTTTGCCGTCTTGTCCGATTTGTCCTGTTTCTATAGTCAGAAAGTTTTTCCCGTCATTGGTGCCGAACAAAGAGCCTTCCTGTACAACAGTTCCCGCCTGCCCCGTTACGGTTAAAATAACACTGGAATTTGTCGCTTTTTGCCGGATAATGCCATGTTCTTCCGCCTTTTTTGTTAGCCAGTCACCCCAGCTTGTCTGCGGAAATGATGCTTCAATTATCAGTGCCATTTCAGCATATGCTTTTTCAAATTCTTTGGCATTAGCAGACAGCGTATCCCATGCAAAACCGCCTTCGACAAGATTTACTTTGTCGCCTGCTGTTTCGGTGTAATACTGTTTCAGCCTTTCCAGTATATTTTTTCTTGTTTCCATTTCAAACATACATAAATCACACCTCGATTTTTTGCGTTGATTTGCCGTATACCGTGGTAAGCTCCAGATTTAAAGTTATCTTTTTGTTCATTTGCTCAACAGATATATTATTTACTGCCAAAATATACGGATTTACAAGCAATGTTTCCTTCACCGCATTATACAATTCATTCGCATTTATTTCATTGTTCGGCACTTTACCGATAAATTTTCCCAAATCCAGCCCGTAATCATCGTAATATGCCCCGTATCGGAAACGTTCTGTCTGCAATACCTTATATACCCATACTTTTATTGCTTCATTTCGTGTAACTATCTTCATGGAACCGTCATCATTGTAAATAAAATTGTTTTTGTTAAAGTCCCATGCGTATTCCTTAAATTCATTTTGTGTGTTGTACTGCTCGGTATTTACGGTATTTCCCGTCATAAAAGGATTTGCCATATCAATTACCGTCCAATCTTTTACCTTTGCTTAATATCCAAAACTGTTTCACTGTTTTATTATCATCTCCCATAATCGGTAACTTTATCGCCAATTTGCCATGTATCAGTATAAATAATAGAAGCTGTATAATCGTTATCGATATCGTGGTTATGACTTTCATAAGCAGCATCACCGCCACCACCACCACGATTTTGGGTAGCAGAAATTATATGTCCTCGTATCTGCCTTGTATGCCCCTGCAACCAGTAATCATCTATATAAAACCACTTTTTATCAAGTAGCATACCATTCCATTGCACTTTTATTTCTGGTGGTGGACTTACAATAGTGCCAATTTGTACAGTGGATTGTAGTCCCGCCTTACCACCAACATTACGAAAAAGCATTAACATTGCTTTATACGGATCTTCCGTTTTTTTCATTTAATCATCCTTTGCTTGCTTTTATAATTTTTGTTGGTGTCATGTTTAGGCTATTGTAATCTCTACCATGTAACACAACGTTTTTACTGCTACTATTGCCGTAATATCCGCCATTACCATCGTAGATTACTACATGGTCATTGTTGCCGTAAACAATAACATCGCCTTTTTCTAAATTACCTATAGAAAAATATTCCAAAAGCCCGGCACTCTCCGCATTTGCCACCATAGAAGGTACACCAACAACACCATTATTACACTGCTCTGCTAAAAATGGGCTGTAATAACTGCCCATCTTGCCGACGGCTTCCGCACATCCGTTTCTGCCGTTATTCATCGTTGTACCACCCCAAGCGTCAAACCCCGTGGCCAGTCCTCTGTCCACTTTAAGGTTTCCGCTACCGCCGCCAGTGCTCTTTTTGCGCTTACTGCTCTTAAATACCGGCATTGCAATATCCTGTTGTTCAATTTCCGGCACTTCCGGCGTATCCAGCAGATATTCCAGCGTCAAATCCATTGTATGCAGATTACCGCTAAAATTATGTGTATCACTCTTGATAAAAAATTTTCCTTTAAGCTGTTCTTCCTGAACTTCAATCGTATATCCGGTAATACACTGGATATTGCCGATTGCTCTAATCGAACTTTCGTCCTGCAACCGTTTAAGTCTTGCCTTTGCCATTTTCACATTATCGACCGTTTCGCCCTCTTTCGGCGGTTGCATTCTGTAAATATCCTGTATCATGCCGTAATGTGTAACGTCATCGTTATTCGTAAAAACTTGGCAGATATTGCCGTTATCATCAACCGATTTTATTCGATTTACCATGCTTTCAATACTTTCGGAGTGTTCCGAGTTATCAATATCAGTTAAATCTGTAGCTATATAATCTTCTATCAATTCGCCTTTTTTTATAACTGTTACATCACCGTTTAAACAAATTACCGTATAATCTTCGCCATTCGGATTATTTGTTGTATCAGCTTTGGTATACTCAAACAACATACAGAAAACTTCTGTACAGCTTTTGCCGTCTGCGATGAAACTGACCACGGTATTAATCTGCGGCATATCCACCGCCGTACTTATGCCGATTTCGGCGCATACCTGTTTTATGGCATCCGTTACTGTTATACCGTCAAACAGCATTTGTACTTTCGATTTTGCCAGATAAACCATATCATCATAGGCGGTGAAAGAAAATGTAAAGGTATTGGAATTTCTTTTTCGGTAAAATATCCTGCCTTCAAAAATTTCAATCGGTTCTGATTCGTCCGTTTCGGCATAAGACAGATAGACAAAACCGCCCACTTTTAAATTTAAGGCAGTAAATGCGCTGTCTTTATTCACGGTATTATAAACAATTTCAAACTCAAGTTTCCGCGCCGCCTGCTCACTGTCGCCGCTCCATGTCCATTTTGTTACAAAGTTTGTTATATCAAAATCGCTCAATGGCTCAGTATGCGGCTCGTTATTGTTTTTCTTTTCCTGTAATTCCTGCTGTTCTTTCTGTGTAAGCGGCGGGTCCGTATATTTACATATAAGCATACTATCACCCTAGAAATTTATAATCGTATCATCGGCAATTTTTACAGACTGTTTTGTCGCGTGGAGTACAGTGCCGACATTCAGATTTTTTGTTTTCGCCAGTGTTTTAAATACGGATAACTGCTTTGCGTCCTGCTCCTCAATCGGGAAAAACTGTCCCACACTCTGCGCCGCCACGTCCATTAAATCCATACCCGGATACCAGTTAATAACCTTTTCTTTTTGTTCTTCCGCCGTCCTGCTGACAAGCCCTGTCGTATTGTTTAATTTATTCGAATTCGGCAGTATATAACGGTACTCACGTAAAGATATAGAAAAATACACGTCGCTACTGCCGTCTTTTTCACTGTAATCAAAATTATCAATGCTTACGTTAAGATTTATATTCGTGCCGGATATTGCCAGTTTACACGGCTGTCCTTTTTGTGCAAAAGAGTTTATTTTTTCGACATAACTATATGGACTATCAGGTGTAGTATTTACAATATCATCATAAGCCTGTGCTGGAAAAAAACTAGAAAATTTAATTGTAGTTAATCCACGTTTTCCTAGCATATTTATATCACCTAAAGAATTTACATTTATAGTGCTATTATTGTAAGCATTACTTATTTCAAAAGAAGGTGGCGATACGGGAAAAGTTACACTTTCACCAGCACAGCTTAAAACCAACTTACAACCTGTATTTAAGCCAGAGCCTGAACTTATAAGGCTATCTACCGCCTGATTTAAAAACGACAAAATTGAAGCCATTACACCGCCCCCTCATTCATATTAATGCTACGTTTTTGCATTTGATAATAAATTCTCTGCATTAATTTATCTGCTAATTCGTCCATATCAGCATCAGATTTCATATTTGCACCATAAATATTAATACTGAAATTAAAATTATTACTGTTATTTTGATTATCTTGTCGTCCCTGCGCATATGCTGTCTGAATAGATTTATCATGTGGTATTACACGTGTTCCACTTGGTAGGTCTACAATTTCTCCACCTTGTTCATTGATTATGGCAGGTCCTCCAGCGAAGTTTCCTGTTCCTCTTGCAAATTTAGGAATATTTAATCCTTCAAAAGTCTGACCACCAATACCTGGAATAAAATCTGGTACTGTAAATTGGATAGAATTTATACCATCAATTACACTGTTTATATTTGCCTTTATTCCACTAAGTACACTATCAACAATGCCTGTTATTGTTGAAAATATACTATCAAATACTTTAACAATTCCTTGCCATGCCATTTCCCAATTACCGGTAAATACACCTGTTAAAAATGTAATTATGCCATTTAATACTCCTAAAAATCCTGTAATAACAACAGTAGCTATATTAATTGCTGTAATAATACTATTAGTTATCACATTTGCAGCTATTACTAAAACCGTGATGAAAACACTTCCTAAAAATATTGCAAGCAACTGAAGTATAGGCATAAGCACACCACTAATAGAACTACCTAAGGATAAAATAATATTAATTAATTGATTTATGGCATTAAACGCTGGTTGTAGTGCCAATAAAACAGAATTAATACCGCCAGATATTACATCTTTAAGCCTACTAAAAGAAGCCATTAATACTACAATAGCAGGTTGAATTTGCGACCATGCTCCTAAAAATGCTGCTTTAATTTGATTCCATAATCCAATTAAAAACGGTCCTACAGTTTCCCAATTTTGATAAATAAGCAAGGCAATTCCCGCAATAGCCATCAAAGCAATTCCAAGAGGTGAAAAAATGAACGCACGTGATACTGTAACTACCGTTTTTATAGCATTAGAGATTTTGCCAAGTCCACTAGCTGTTGCAATAGCAACAGTTTCAAGTGTCATTGCCGATTTTACAGCAATCAATGTTGTTCTTAATGTTCTATAAGCATTAACTGTATTTAATACAGCAAATTGTAAAGCTTTATTTTGTATACTGCCACCCATTGCAGCTCTACCTATGTCGCCATAAAGTTTTACAATACCACCACCAATACTTATAACTTTACCTGTTGCCAGCATAAAACCAGTAAATGCTACTGTCCACATTAAAATATTACCGATTAGTAATTTAGTTTCAGGTGATAACGTATTTATCAAGTCTGCTAAATTTCCTATATTATCAGTTACCATCTTTATTTGCGGTGTTAATACACTACCAAAATTAATAGCAAGACTTTCAAGACTCCCTAGCATACCATCAATACTATTTTTAAGTGTACCTTTCATTACTTCAAATTGAGCCTGTGAAGAACCAGTTGCATTATCCATTGCATCTTGCATTGCTTGATATGCTTCTGGAGTTGTATCAATTAATGATAACAATTGAGAATAATAATCTTGACCTGCTATAGATTTCGCTAATGCAATTCTTTCAGTATTCGCTAATCCAGCCATTCCTTTTCTCATTTGCTCAATTATTGGTTGTAATCCAAGAAAATTACCTTTAGCATCTTTAACTGTAACTCCCAACTTATCAAGAGCTTCTGCTGCTGGTTTTGTTGGAGCTGATAAATTAGAAAAAGTAGCACTTAAAGCATTACCTATTTTACTAGCATCACTTCCCGTATTTTTTAAAATAGCTACAGCTGTAGATAATTGTTCAATTGATATTCCTAATGTATTTGCTGGCGTTCCTGCTTCTTGTAAAATAACACCAAAATCAGCAACTGAAGCACTTGATTTATTAGCTGCCATTTGTACAACATCTGCAACCCTCATGGCATTTTGTGCTATATCTCCCTGTTTTAGATTCCAGATATTAAGGGCATTACTAACAACATCGGAGGTTGTGGCTAGGTCCTCACCACTGGCTACTGCTGCTGTTATTACAGACGGCATAACACCAATAACCTGATTAGCATCGTAGCCTGCGGCCGCTAACCTATCCATGCCCTCTGCTGCTTGTGTAGCACTTATTGGAAAATCTGCACCAAATTGGCTTGCTTTTTGACGCATCATTTCCATTTCTTCTGCTGTTGCTCCAGCTTTTGCCGCTGCTCCAGTTATAATGCTATCAAAATCAATAAATGCACGACCTCCTGCTGCACCAATTGCTGTAATTCCAGCTGCAATTGGTAACATACTTTCACCGACACTACTAAATCCATCACCAATACGTTGAATATCTCTACCCATACGCTGATGAGCACGTGCTGTACGTTCCATTTCATTTTGAACACGTACAAGAGGGGAGGTCATCATATCTATTAACCTTAAAGTTACATCAATTTGTGTTGCCATTTTATCCCCTCATTTTTTTTATTTCTTCTTTTATATCTTCTTGTTCTTGCCTTATAAAAGCTTCAATAATGGTTCTTTCACCATTGCCCATATTAAAAAAATCTAATGGCTTCCAATGATGTTTTCTATAAAGCCAATACATCATATTTGTTTTGCCATCAGATTTTATTAGTTTTTTATTTCTTCAATATTTTGTTGTTTTTCTTCTTCACTGTAGCCAGATAATGCACTTATTTTATTTGCTATATCTGTAATTTCACCAGCTAAAAACAACTTTTCATACATATCAAATGGAGTAGTTGCATTAAACTTTTTAAGTAAATTAGTATCTGCCAAATTTGGTTCTTTTATTCCTTCATTTAATGTAAGCATCTGCATTTTATATAAATCTATATTTTTACTTTTTCCCTTTATATTAATAGCTGTTGTTTGAATTTCAGAATATCTTTTAGCTGGAATAGATTTTAAGGTAAGTACAAATTTTTCTCCCAAAACTTTACTTAATCTTTCAACTTCATATTCTTCTGTTTTTTCCGCCAATACTTCATCTACATCACTATTTAATAATACATCAACTAAACTCATTCTTCTTATCTCCTTTAAAAATAAAATAATTACAAATATATTAAGCGTTAGCAGTAACAGGCACTTCAAAGTCTGTAAAAGTAAAATCATAATCATCTTCTGTAAGTTTTTTAGCTTCCCAATCCATAAGTGTAAGTTTATCAAAGGTTGCGTCACGAATAATCACTTCTTCACGTCCAACTGCATCTGGATCATCAAGTTTTGCACGAATTGTAACAACTGTTTGACGCCCCTTACGAATATTATCTGCCATAAGATTAATAAAATAAGAAGACACATGATTCATTTTTACATTTCCAGTACCTTCACAGCCTACAACTTTATACTGTTTAAACATGGTTTTTACTTGATTAACTTCTTCTTTTATGAGTTTAATTTCTGCTTTAAACCCTGTTACTTCTGCCATGTATTTACCTTCAATCCAAATTTCGCCCTGCGTCCCGCTCATAACACGTTGAGCTTCAAATTTATCCATAAAAGTAAACTCCTTTCTTAAATATCAAATGGTAGTTCTATATCTTCCATAGCGTCAATTATCTTAATTTTGCCTTTTAAAAATACTTTTTTCTTTGTATCTAGCTGGTTAATTTCATCATCACTCATATCTGCAAGTTCATCTTTGGTATATAGACCGTTTTGCAGCTGATAATTTTTTATTGCTTCCGTATCTAGTTCTACCGTAGAATAATTAGCTTGTAAAAGACCTTCACCTTCAAGTTCTTTAAGATATCCAGTTATTGCAGTAATAAGTAAACATTTATTATCATAAGTATTTGCATATTTACCTATATAGCTATCCTGTGCTGTAGTTCTAATATCATCATAAATCATATCCATAATGTCTACGATTTTAATTGTTTGATAGCCTTCCTGTTTTCCTTGCGTTGTAGTAACAAGACTATTTACTGCACGACTCATTTTATATTTTGTGCCATCATACCAAATAAAAAATTCACCATTATTAACTTTTTCATCATTTTCATCAAGGTCATATTTATCACAATCAATTACTTCATTAAGTGGTGCATATGTTGCACTTATCGTAAGTGGAGTACCTGCAATAAGTCCAGCAATACGTGCAGTATATTCAGCTGGTGTATAAGTCTTTGTAGCTGTTTTTATATATTTATTACTGAAATTAATAACACCCTCATAATCTCCATCATAACCTGGCATTACTATTTTCATTTTTTTATATTTATTTTCTCGATAACTTTTTACCCATGTGAGTAATGTTTCAAGTTGATCTGCTTCTACTGTAGGAATAGATAAATAATCAAATCTTTCTGTAGCTATTTTTTTTAGACTATCCTGCCATTTATCAGTGCCTTCTTTACCTTTAGCTTGTAAATAGACTTTAATTCTATATGGTGTCGTTACATATCCCAATAAACATTTTGTAATATAATCTTTATTATTTTCACTAAGAATAGATGGTATATCGTCTGCTGTATATATTACAAAAGGATTTTCAATAGCTTCTGAAGCTGTTTCTATACCACAAACAGCTTCACCACAAATAGCACTGCCTACTATAGCATTTTTATTTGTAGTAAGTTCATCAATAATAGATTGTTCTTCTTCTAAAATTAAAGCTACAATACCACGTTTACTACGTTCAATTGCTGCAATGCCTGCTTCTTTAAAAGATACAATCACATTTGGCATTCCTAATTTTGCCATATTGCCCTCTCTCCTTCATTTATTTTTACTTTTAACTGCATTTCTTCCATTAAATCAGCTTGTTTCATTGGTCTTATAATTTGCTCCAAATAATCCATCTTTATTATCATTTGGATAATATCTTGTTCTTCCCCCACTCGGTCAATAGTAAATTCATTCACATGAATATATCTCTTTTTTAAAGGTATTCCTCTTTGAAAAAGCATTTGAAGTCTATCCATAACATCAGCATAATGTATTTCATTTTTATCAGTATCTTTCGGGAAATATGTCAATATAATAGACAATCTTTTCTTTGTTATATTTTTAGTCTGTGGGATATTTGTACATAAACATTTAATAAAAAAGCACGGTTTAGCGAAATCTTCTAAGATTTCATCACTATAAACCGTGCTTTTAAATTCTGCTTTCAGCATTATGCCTATTTGATTTAAGATATCTATCTGTTTTACTACATCAACCATCTAATTTATCTTTTACCCGCTTATATACACCTTTCCACATATATTCTTGTAAATCATCTTGCTGTTCATCTATAGTTTTTTGTAAAAAATGCTTTCCTTGTACAAAACCTTTTTCTTGTCCTTTCTTATCCACTATTTTATGACCACGATCAATAAGATGAAAATGTGGTGCTGTAGAATAAATATTGGCATGAATGTCCTTGCCATAGCCTTCAATTTTCTTTTTCCAACTTTTATTTAATTTTCCTTTATGGTCATTACCACTATCTGGGCTATTTTGTTTTAAGGCTTTTACCATTTTATTAGCACCACGATTTAAAACAATTTCAACATCATCTGGAAAATTCTTTTGCACCGTCTGCAATCTACCAATAAATTCTTCAAAACTAATTCCCATCATCAACCCCTACTTTCTTTATACTACACATTAATTCTAGTTTTATATGCGATTCATAAGGATCTATGACATTTTTTATTTCATATAAATTATTTCTATATTTAACTAACATAGAATTATCTATATTTTTTCGATAGCGTATAGTTATTTTACTCAAATCTTCGGTTTTTTCTTTGTATTGCTCATAATAAGCTCTACCTCTAAGAGGTTCAATTCTTGCCCATACTTTCAAAAATGGCATTAATTTTTTCTGCGTCAGATTATACTGCGTTTCAACATCTTCATATTTTAAAATTGTTACACGCTTATCTAATGTACCAATTTCTTCAATATTAATCATGACGTTTCACTTCCTAATGGTTTATAATGCTGTGCCAAAGAAATATGCGTAATTATAGCTTCTATAGAGTGTGGTAGATTGTTTATATTGGTTTTTGTAGAAAAAACGCTTCTATTTTCATACCAGTGCGCTACCAGCATTTTAACAGCCAGAACAAAAAGCTGGCTGTCATCACTATACTTTTTGCCGGTAGTCTGCTCTAAATAATCAATAGCAGCTTCGATTAAACCGCCTATAAGCGCATCATCTTCAGTCAAATCTTCATCAATGCGCAGATATTCCTTTGCTTGCTCAAGTGTAACAGCCATGCTTTTTCACTCCTTTTATTCTGTAGCAATTACCCCAGCACTACGTAATGCCGCTAAAATAGCATTTATTTTATCTTTTTCATCGCCACCTGCTGCATCAGCAATAGCTGCCTGTTTTGTTAATCCACTATCACCTGTGTCGCCTTTATCACCTTTTGCACCTTTTAAATTTTTAAAAGCAAATGCAAATGTACGTGCCTGTTCTGTTCCACCAATAGTAACAGTTACTTCTGGTGTACCTGTATTGGCATCAATTGTTGCTGTTGCTTCTGTAATAGTTGCCGCTACACCATCATCGCCTTTCTCACCTGGTGTACCATCTGCTGGTTTATTAATATAAGTTAACTTTCCATCAGTACCCAAAGATAAAATTTGTCCTTGAGTACCCTCTGTTTCTGGCTTATCTAATTTAATTTCAATTGCATTTTCATGTGTTTCAAGTGCAGTTTCAATTTTATTCATATTTTCAGCATTTACTGGAGTTTCTTTATCTACCCAATTAGTTTTTTTATACATAATTATTTACCTCACTTTTATTTAACTTTCTTTTCCTACTATTGTTTGCCCCACTATTGCCTTACCTACTATTGCAGGTGTGGGGCTATTACTCTCCCGCTTTCACCAATTTAACAAGGCTATCATAGATAATAGGTTTACCATCGCACACCATAATCATTTTGCGGATAATGTCATCAGTGTCATTATCTTCATAAGTTTTAATACCAATCTGGAAATTAGTATTAAGCGTATAATCGGCAAAATTATAAAGAAACGCAAATACTTTACCAGCACCTAAACTTTCATTAAAGGTATCAATATAGTTTGTAAGTTTTACCGTTCTACCAAGTAAAATACGTTCAGGTTTTCCGCCAATACCATAATTTACACGTGCAATAGGTTGTCCGTTTTTATCTACCATTCCTGCAAACTGCATAAAGGTTTTTTTAGTCATAACCCAAACTGCACCATTTTCATATTCCATAGGAAGTTCCGCTTCAGCATTTACAAGCGTCTGATAATCAAGTGCAGATACCTCAAGTTTTGCGCCTTTGCTATCGTCTGTAAGAATACCTGTTGGTTGACCACTTCCTGTACCAGAAATAATCGCCATTTCCAGTGCTTTTGCCATTGCTTCTACGATATTCTTAACAAGAGTTGTTTCAAAGGCACTATATGCCATATTTTCTGTTTCTAAAGTAACAGCTACAGCACAACGCAATTTAAAGTGTCCAAAAGTAATTGTGCCACTAAGGGCTTTTTTCTGTTTATCAGAGCCAGCTCCTTCTGCTACCCATGTAGCCACAGGTTTTACACTCGCTGTTGGAATTACCATACCTGTTTTATAAGATGTACGTGTTACAAGTGGTAAAATCATGCCATAAGCTTCAATTTTTTCAATAATTTTATTGAGTGTAACTGGTGGTACTAATGCCCCAATATCTGTTGTAGCTGTTACTTCATCACTTCTAAATTCTTGAGGAATTTTTTCACCACGACAAACATAATTCATAAATGCGTGTCTATATTCTTCACTATCATAGATATTGGCTTTTACTGGTTTAGTTGTATTTGTTCTTGTTGTCATTGTACCCATACCATCAATAATTGTTTGACGTCTGCGAATTTCTTTTTCTTCTTCGTCAAGTTCTCTAACTTCTTTTTCAAGCTCATCAAAATTTAAATTTTTATTTTTCTCATCAGCCAACAAAGAGCGAATTTCTTCTTTTCTTTGTAAAATTTCTTTTAATCGTTTATTCATATTTTTTCTCCTTATATCTAAAAATCAGCATAAAAAAAGCACGTTTAAACGTGCATTATAAATAAGTCATTAATAATAATTTTTTTCGTCTTTGCTTTTCTTGTAAATCTTTTTCTAGGTCCACAAAATATTCTTTACTTCGTGCCTGTATAGATGTTCCGTCATATGCTGGAAAATCTACAACCGCCACATCATAAATTTTATCAAAAGCAGTTATTGTACGTGTATAAATCTTATTTTCTTTGTCAACTTCAGTTCGTTCGCTTTTTACAGTAAAAGCAAAACTCATCTTGTTTAAATCACCACGTTTAATAAGTTTATATACATCTGTACCATTATTAGTATCAATAATATCAGCACTAATTCTAAGACCTTTATCATCAGTATTCATGGTTAATGTATTATTACTTGCCCTAGCAAGTATCATCGCCACGTCACCATGATTATACTTAAATACAGTATCGCTCATATCAGCACCATTAAAAGCATTGCGGTCTATTACTTCCATATATTTCCAACCGCTCCACTCACTTTCCCATATTAATGCCCTTTGATTAAAAACTGCTGCATATCCTTCTACAAGTTGCCTATTTTCATCATCATTACTAGCTGGTTCTAGTAGTGCCATTCTCATTTCCATTTTCCCCATTATCTTCACCACCTTTCAATGAATTATCATTATTACCTGTTTGATATAAACTTTGGTCCTTAGCTTTTACAAAGTTTAAACTGATAAGACGTTCATCACCGCCTTCTATGCCAGCATAACCAAATATTGCTCTTATTTCGTTTATCGTCATGCCACCAGTAGGAATAAGCGTTTCACAAACTTTAATTTTAGAAGCTACAGACATAAAGTTTAATCTATTACTTTCTAAGATTATTTCGTTTCCACGTCCTCGCTCTCGTCTTGTAAAAATCTTATCTGTCATTTCTTGAGCCAGTTTAATTGCCACAGGTTCAAGTATTGATTCATAAAAAGCTATATACTCATCTTCTGTATATTTACCCATGATGATATTTTCATTAAGTCCGAAATGCTTATAAATATTATCTCGAACATAATTCATTTGCTGGCTGTTAAACGTAGTTACTTTAGTAGATAATTCATGAAATTCTACTTTATTATCCGTACTTGCCACACCAGAAGGATTATTTGTTGTATAGGTATTTACAAAATCATCATGAGCTTTTTTCATATCTTCAGGGCGCATCGTTGTAAGCCATCTTAAATATCCTCGTAATGCCGTAAAACTCTTCACAGCATTAACGATAGATGCTTTAGCAGCCTTTAATGTAGATAAATCCTCAATCATTATTCTAGAATTGTCATCACCAAAAATTTCATCACGATTAAAATGACGTCTTATATGAATAATACTACTGTATGGCACTACAGTTCGCTCACCGCCACCAAATGTAAAACGTGCATATAAATTATTCTCCCTATCCTCTAAGATTTCTAATAGTGGAAAATCTAAAGGATATAGCGCTTCTATTTTTTCAAGTGCCATATCCCATTTTATATAAATAAACGCATTATTATATGTGTAATATTGGGCAATAACCTTTTCAAGAAATTCACTCGCTGTCATTAGCTCATTCGGGTATGAACCGAGCAAATAATTAAGTCTATCATCAACCGTCTTAATGATTTTCCCGTTGTCTTTTATAACGTGTTTTGGGCGCATTTTACCAAAATGTCTTGCAATAGTATCTATACAGTCCCGCACTGTTGCATCGTCATATGCGTTACCACTAAAAGGAGTATAAGCATTTGTATATCCATTCAACAATTTCAGAGCTGTAACATCTTTATATTCTTTTTCTTTGCCAAAAACCTTATTGAATAAACTTCTAAACTGCAACTCTTCACCACCTTTTAAATAATATTCATATAATCATCTTTGTTTCTCTCATATACTACATATGCATCAAGTAGACTTGCAAAACCATCAATGCGTTGTCTTGGATTTTGTAATTTACATGGCTGGATATTTCCATTTTTATCCATGTCTACACTAACATTTGCCATGCACCATTTAAGCACAGGATTATTATTGTAATTTATAAGTTTAGCTTCTAAATCTGCCCCTAATGCTTTCATTGGACCAGATAAAGTCTTTTTACCTTGTATTACTGGCTCCATTGTTGGCTCACCAAAAGTATTTATCATATCTTGTACAAAATATTTTGCAGACCAACTATCATATCCACATTTAAATAAATATATATCTTTTTCATTCTGCATTTCTTCAAACCATTCAACAATAAGTCTATAGTCAATACTGTTTCCTGGACTCACTCTCACAAATCCACGTTTTAACCAAATATCATAAGGTACTTTGTCCTCATTTACTCGCTTTTCAAGTAATTCTTCTGGTATCCAATACATCTGCTCTACATAAAAACGCTTTTCATCTTCTAGCGTTTTAAAAAGCATAGTTGCACATGTTAAATCAGTTGTAGCAGATAAGTCTATGCCACCAATACCATAACGTGGTTTTAAAATTCCGATATCAAACGTTGCTTCATTATTTAGCTGCTCAAACGTCAAGAAAGCTTCTGTTGCAGTTTCTCGCACATTAAAATCCTTACACAACAAGTTTTTAACATAATGTGGATTAGCTTTGGCACGATTTACTTTATCTTCAAGCTGTTCTCGACTTTTAATCGTACCAAGTGCTGGATTTGCTTTTGCCCAGCAGGTCGGTTTTGTCCATTCACCACGCTTATCTAGTTCATAAATTACTGGCAGAATAGTTTCATCTTTATAGCCGTTTTCATCATCGTAACCGGCTATAATATTCGTCGCTTCCTCATATTTAAGGTCAAATATGCCCTCTCTTATCGTTCCTGCTGTAGATGTAATAATAGATAATGGCTGTTCACGTGCCGTCATACCGTCGATTACTACATCATAAAGATTTTTATCTTTGATAGCATGTAATTCATCAATTAAAGCACCATGGACATTAAGACCATCTAAACTATCGCTATCACTTGCCAGTGCCTTAAATGTTCCATCATTAAAATTACACTGTATTTCAGACACTAATGATTTAGAGCGTTTAGCTAATGATGGTGATTTTTTTACCATTCTTTTAGATTCTAACCATATTATTTTTGCTTGGTCCCTTTTTGTCGCTACACTATAAATTTCAGGACCTGCCTCACCATCAGCAAATAACAAATAAAGACCTATTCCACTGGATAATGTAGACTTACCATTTTTACGAGCTACGATTAAAATTAATTCTCTATATTGCCTAAGTCCTGTATCTTTATCTACAAAACCAAACAGTGCCGAAAGTATAGCTTTTTGCCAC